TGCACCACTGCTTACCCCACCGATGATCACGATGTATGGGTAGGACCAAGTGCAGGATGACGCCGCCCCGATACCGGTGGCTGCCGGGGTGGGGTAGCTCGCGAACTGGTAGTTGGCGAGCAGGATCATCTGGAACTGTGACGCGGCAAGTTGGTTGCCAGTGTACCCGATGAACGGTGCCGTGGGGGTGGCAGACCCGGTGCCAACACCGGACACGTATGACAACTGGTAGATCCACTTGGCTGGGATCCGGGTCTGCTGGATGACCGTGCCTGGTGCCCCGGCGTTGTCCGCACACAGTGATACCAGGAGGTCAGCACCCTGGCCCACCGCGAGCAGGGGGACCTGTACCCGGCCAATCGTGGTGCCTGACATGGTGAAGGGCTGGTCCAGGTCATACCCGGAGAGGGGGATCTGAAGTGGTGAGCTCGCTCCCCACGTGTACTGGGTGGGCTGGGAGATGACCGCGCCCTGGTAGATGACTGAGTTTGGGTGGGTTACCAGGAACTGGTTGACCTGTCCTGCTGTTGCCGTGGAGGAGGCATCACCCATGATCCCGTTGTGTGCCCCTGACCACACTGGTGTCGTTGCCACGTGTCTCCTAGACCACTGAGATCAGTGAGGCGCCGGTGTAGCTGAGGGCGCGTCGTGAGTAGGCGTACTGCTGGGATCCCTGTGCTACCGTGTACTCCGTGAGCGACGTGGGAACGTTGTTGCCGTTGACAAAGACCTGTGTCCACCGCGCCCCACCGTCCTCCCAAGTGTGTGCCAGGGGTGGGACCACGCTCTGGTCCCACAGTGAGTAGTACAAGCCGTAGGCTTGCGCGGTCCAGACGCTCCCGGTGGGACTGGTGGAGGCACCGGAGACCTGAGTGGTCTTGAGCCACGTCACGTAGTTTGAGACGTCACCCACCGCGGCGAGTACCATCCAATACGTGGTGGTGGCTGCCAGTGAACACGGAGCGGGAATGGTGGTGGGAAGCGCGCTACTGTCCAGGTACTGCGCGGGCACCGTCGTCGTGACCAGTGCGGTACCAGTGGGGGCGCTGCCGGTGGAGGTTTGAATAGAGAACGTGGTGGGTGCGGTGGGTGTGCCAGTGGGGGCGTTGAAGCCGAGGACGACGTGGCCCAACGTGACCGCGCCGACCGTGGTGAAGGACTGCGCGAGGTAGAGGCTGTTGGAGTTGACCCCGCCTGAGCCCAAGGTGGTCTGGCTGCCGCGGTTTATGCCCTGGTAGAGGTAGGTGATCGCGTGGGTGCCAAGAAACTGGTTGACTTGAGCCGCGAGCGGGGTCTGCCCGGTGGTCGCGCCGATCCAGTTGGGTGTAGCCATGGTCTAGCAGCCGATCGCGAGTTGAGTAGCCAATGTTCCAGTCCCTGACCACTTCACGAACCAGCCCGCTGGAAGGCGGAATGAGATGAACTCGTCTGTCCCTGGTACCGCGCTGGTCATGAGCGTGTTCGCCGGAGTGGAGGTCGGTCCGATGGCCAGGATGAACCCGGTCCCCACCGTCCCGACCTGGAAGTACACCATGTAGTCGCGGGTCAGGTCAGACAACTGTGAGGCGGTTCCAGACGCGAACGTGGGGGTGAGCACGGCGGCGGCGGCCGTGGTCTTGGTTCCGTGCTGCGGGTCGATGATCCCTGAGGTCCAGGACCAGATACCAGCGGCGGTACGCGTGGCCACCACGTCTGCCGCACCGGTACCTGAGCCCCAGGACATGCCACCGCCGGCGTTCATCACGAACCGCTTGAACGTATCCGCCGCCACCGACGACGCGAGCACGTTGATGGTGGACGCGGATCCGAGCCAGTTCGCGATCGCGTTGATGACTGTCTGCGAGGCCACCGACGAGGGGCAGTTGTCGATCACGAAGCTGCCAGTGCCAGTGCCGATCCCGACGTGGTTGCCAGTGGGAACACCGGAGTAGATCCCGGTGACGTTTCGGGCCACCGCCTGCTTCCCGGCCACCGTCGAGTTGAGGGTGATCCCGTTGGCGATGGTCTGCGTGGCACCGGTGGCGATGAACACGTGGTCCAGGGCGCTGTCCTGCGCTGACCAGGTGATCCCGTCTTGCGCGGTGGAGTAGCCACCACTGAAGCCACCCGAGTAGACGTACAGGACGTCCACGTAGATGGACTGGCAGTTCGCGTCGGTCAGCATGTGTGGTCCACCGTTGATCGCGCCGGTCTCCATCTTGCAGTTCGTGAGATAGATCTCCTGCGGGGAGCCCGAGTTGGAGATACCCTGCTGGATCCACAAGGCGCCGGTGGTGAAGTGTTCCCACCGGCAACCGACGAAGTGGATCTGATTCGTGTTGTTGGCTGACGCCCCGAACCCAGACGCGGCAGCTGAGTTCCTGAGCAGCACGTTCGGTGCCGCGGCGTTCGCCGTCGCGGAACCGTTTGTCTCCCACACGCAGTTGTAGTACCTCGAGTCCCAGAACTCCGCGCTGTCCTGCACGATGTCCGGGCAGTTCCCGAAGTAGACGTTGTTGAAGAACAGGTCATCCGCGTAGTAGGTCTGGAGCATCGTGCCAGTGAAGGCATTGCCGTCCAGGCGCAGGTTCTCCAGTGAGCAATACTTGCAGTGCGTGGTACCAGTTGAGGTTGATGGTCCAGACATGCTGAGGATGGGCCCAGCCGCGGTTCGCCGCAGCTTGGTGGCCAGGGCGTCGGCACCGACCAGGCGCAGCCCCTGGTACCCGGCTGTACCGTTGTTGAGCACGATCCCGGCCACCGTGGAACTGACTGGCGTGACCTGATACGTCCCTGGGGGGAAGAACAAGATGCCACTGCCTGCGGCCACCGTGCCGACGACGGCCGCGTTGATGGCAGCCGTGTCATCAGTAGACCCGTTGCCGGTGGCACCATAGTCCTGCGGGGTGGGTACACCTGCAAGGTAGGGCATCAGGTTACTCCAGTCAAGGTGTCTCCGCTGTAGGTGAGGGTCCGCGTGGAGAAGAAGCTGCCACCACCCTGCGTGTCAGTCTGCTCGGTGACAGTGATGAGATGCCCCAGGGTGTCATAGGTGAGTGACGTGACCCGGGCCCCACTGTCATCGATGAGGTACAGTGGTGGCCCCGTCACACCGGACAGGTCATATACCCGGTACATGAGGCCGTAGGTTTGCGCGGTCCACGTGACCCCGTCTGGTGACGTGGACGCGTTGCCTGACTGGTTGGAGTGTTGCCACGCGTAGTACGCGGTGCCAGTCCCTGCCGGTGAGACCACGAGCTGGTACACTGTTGACGGGGTGAGACCCGTGGCGTTGAGGGTCACTGGCAACCAGAACGGTGCTGAGTACACTGCTTGCTCTGCCAACTGAGTGGTTGCCAGGGGTGCACCGGTGGGGAACCCAGAGGAGGAAGCGTACAGTGACACGGTCAGTGGGGTGATGGTCGCGGTGATGGGTGAGCCACCCACCGTGGAGACCTGCAGGTTGACCAACCCGACGGTGGTCTGCGCGGCACCAGTCAGGAAGGTCTGGGCCAGGTACTGGGAGGCAGTGGTCGCGTAGACAGCGGTACCCGTGGCTTGTGAGTCCTGGAGGGCGCTCCCACTGTAGACCCACGTGGAGGTGTGTCCCACGAGTAGCTGGTTGACGTGGCCAGCCAGGGGTGGTTGCCCAACGGTGGCACCCTGCCACAGTGGTGTCACCGGGGCCATGGTGGGTTCCTCACGTCACGGGCCGAAGCTGAAGGACACCTGCAGGACCAGGGTGTCTGCCGTGGGGACGGGGATGGCAGCACCGAACACCCAGTGGTTGAGCAGGCTGCCACTGTTCACAGTGGAGGTGGCTTGAGCGAAGACACCTGCCTCGTTCACGGACCAGGTGGTGAGAGGGTTGGGGAAGTAGAAGAGCCACGTCGCGAGTGCTGCCACGCTGCCACTGGCTGGGGTGGAGCCACCGGCACCCACGGTCACGCGGTACAGCTCTGCGCCCAGTTGCGTGTCTGCCTTCACCGCTGTCGTGGCACTGCTGCCCACCGCGCCGTAGAGGGGGGTGAGGTAGGTGGGTGACGTGACACCCAGGCTGCCTGCCTGGTCCTGGATGCCTGACCAGACCAGTGACTGCGCGAACTGCGTGAACCCAGTGGTGCACACCACGTTCTCGCCGCTTCGGTGGTCGTGTACCTCACCGTCTGGGCCCAGGACCCACGCGTCCAGGTGGCCGCGGATCGTGGGCAGGTGCTCAACGTGCTCACTGGTAGGCACCGGACCCCCAACGCATGTTGCCCCAGGTGGGTGTGGTGGCGATGGCGATCCCTGTTGCGGTGTCTGTCAGGGTGAACGTGGACTCGTCGTCCTCCGCGACCACGCTGATCCCAGTGACTGAGCCGCTCACGGTCTGCTGTACCTGGTTGACCTGGTCATTGATGGTCATGAGCACGTCAGTGAGGTTGTAGGGCCGGACCACACCAGTGGGCATCAGGCTCTCACCGCCGTGATGCTCATGGTGCGGTAGGGGCTGTTGTGGGTGCTGCCCCAGGTGATCGTGTTACCGGTGCAGATGAACGTGTCACTGAGCCCCCAACTGTAGCCACTGGTGCTGTCAGGGATGAAGTGGTTGACGTAGGTGAACGTGTACCCGGCTCTCACCCAGCCAATGAACTCCTCGGTGACCGTGAAGGTGGCGCGTTCCACGGCATACGCGTACTCGGTGCGCTCTCGCAGGGCTCGGGCCAGGGCCATCTGCACGGTGATGAGTGAGGAGTCATTGATGTACTCTGAGTAGACGCCGCGGTTTGGGCCCGTGTACGTGGCCTGGGAGTTGGTTTCCTGGGCCTGCGCGATGACGGGTACCTGGTAGTCATACCAGAGCCGCACGATGGTGCCCTCACCGGGTGCGTGGAGTGCCACCAGGAACCACTGGCCAAACGCGTTTTGCTGGATGGCCCACGCGTTGGTGCTAGCTACCCCGGTTGAGTTGACGACGACTGAGACCCTGGCACCGTTGAGGCTGAGGGTCGCGCTCCCGGTGGCGGTGAAGCGCAGGGGCCACGCGGTTTGGGTGCCGTCAGCGCGCCAGGTGTCTGTGGGGGTCTTGGTCACGCTTGAGTAGATGGTCTGGTTGGCACCCTGCACGATGATCTTGTTGTGGATGGTGGTGCCGTCCCACTCATACCCGAAGGTGGTGTCCAGGGCGATGTGCCCCTCAGTGGTGGATCCGGCCACGGTGGGCGCGGTGGTGAAGGTGACCCCAGAGTTGACAGCAGTGGAGGAGTCAAAGAAGTGCAGTCGCCGGTTCTCATCCACGTACCACCCATACGGCGTGGAGGACCCGGCCAACTGTGCCAGTGAGCGCCAGGCACTGGACAGCGTGCCCCAGCTGAGCTGGGCCTGGGTGAGGACCGGTGCCGGGTAGACGTAGCCACCGCTTGACCTCAGTACTGCTGAGATGCCGCAGTTTGCCTCATTGGTCAACGCGACGAGGATCCGGTCCACGCTGAGGTCATTGAAGGTACCCTGCACGTCCGCGTTGTCAGCGTAGAACGTGTAGTCTGTGCAGTTGAGGATCCACTCGTTCCGGTTTGAGCCAGTGACCAGGAGTATCGGGTCATTGACTACCCCCGCGAACAGGGTCGTGTTGATGGTGTTGTCAATGAACGCGATCTGTGAGAGCACGGGGATGTAGAAGTGCGGTGTCGCGTTGTACTCATCAACGAGGGTGAAGATCGCCGTGTCACCCTGGCGCCCAAAGTTCTGCGTGATGGAGATGGCTTGGCTTGAGCCATCCCACACCAGGTTCGCGGCGTAGTTGGTGGTGCCACCCCCAGGCGGGGTGACGTTGAGTGTCAGGTTCGGGAAGGCAACCATCTACATCTTCACCCGCAAGCCACCGGAGGGCAGGGTGACCGTGGCCAGGCGCTTCCCCATCTTTTGCACCAGGAGGTCCATGTCCCGGTCTGACATGACCTGGGAGTTGCGAAGGTCAAAGGTCACACTGCCACCACCGGCAGCCCCGGCACTGGCACCCGCGACAGCGAGTGAGGACCCACTGCTCTGGATCCCGAGGAGGCTGGAGGTGATGGTGTGCTTCCCGAGGACACCGGCTGCCGCGGTGATAGCACCGAGGTTGGCCAGCATGCCCTGCGCGATGCCACTGGTGATGGGGGCACCGACCTCATCTGCCATGAGCTTGGAGGGGGAGCCGATGTGGAAGAAGGAGGTGATGGTGCTGACCACTGACTTGCCGACGCTCTCCACTTGACTGAGCAGGCCACTCACCGCGCTGCTGATGCCGTTCCAGAGGCCGCTGATGATGTCCTTGCCGGCGTTGTAGAGCCACGTGGCCGCGTTGGCGAAGATGGCACCGATCTTCCCAGGGACGCTCTCGATCCAGTGGATCGCGTCATTCCAGGCCTTGGACACGAACCCGGTGATCTGTGACCAGTACTTGTAGATCAGTGCTGGGAGGAGGAGGACACCACCGGTCATGATACCCAGGATGACCGGGTACCAGCCCTTGATGATCCCGATGACAAACTTGACTGCCGTGTCAAAGATACCCTGGATGTCGTGCCACATGCTCTTGAAGAAGCCTTCCACGGCACCCCACACGGTGCGAGCCGTGTTGTCGATCCAGTGCCACGCGTCCAGGAGGTACTGCTTGATCTGGTCCCAGTGCGTGTAAACGAGGACCGCGATCGCGATGATGGCGATGGCCAACGCGACGAAGGGGTTGAGTGCCATCATGGCAGTCAAGACGTCAAACGCGACACCGATCATCTGGAAGAGAGCGATCACCCGGGTCAGGACCATGAACCCGAGGAAGGCACCGATGACGAAGGGCAGGATGGGCTTGAGCTTGTCCAGTGGCCCGACGATCCACTCGATGATCGCGGTGAAGATCTTTGCCGCGGTCGCGATGATCGGTGTGAGGGCCCGGACCATGCTGGTCAGGGGACCGATCACGGCGATGACTGAGGGGAGAAGGCTGACGAAGGAGGTCACGATCGCGGGAAGAACTGGCAAGAGTGCCTGAAGGACCTGCATCAGCGCGGTCAGGATCGCGTTGGCCAGTTGCCCGAGTGGGGCGACGAGTGGGATGAGCGCGGTCGCGAGGTCAGTGAATGCCTGGTTGAGAGCGTTCGCGATGAGGTTGGCGACCTGGGCCAGGATCACGAAGAGTGGTGCCAGGGCCGTGGCCAGTGCCACAAAGAGCGGGGCGATCTTCTCCAGTGTGGTGTCAAAGTTGCTGAACGCGAGCACGATCCCGAGGATCGGGGTGATGAGTGGGGCGACAACTGAGAGTACCTGCCCAAAGGTCTCTGCCAGGGTGACGATGGTCTGAGCGAGTGGGCCGATCACTGGTGCCACGGCTCGAAGGACGGGGAGGAGCGCGTTCCCGAAGGTCACTACCATCTTCCCGATCGCGGGGACCAGTATGCTCAGGACCACGTTGCTGAGTGGGGCGAGGGCAGAGAGCAGTTTGCCAATGACGGGGAGGATGTTGGCAACCGTGGTGAACAACGCGGTGAGGCCCTGGGCTGCCTGGTTGATGTTGAGGTTGGTGAAGAGTCCCGCGAGTCCCTTGCCCAGGATCGCGAGGCCACCGGCCAGTGCCTGCACCACTGGCATGAGGCCCTGCATCATCTTGGCCAGGGGGCCAATGAGGTTGGTGAGCAACCCGCCGAGGCCCGTGCCCAACACCGTGACCATGGGGGCGAGTGCCTTGCCTGCCATGTTCAGTGCCGGGGCGAGCTGCTGCACGACCTTCAACAGGTTCAGGAAGGCACCCTTGGCTGCCGCGTCCACGGGTGCGAACGCGGTGTTGAGCTCCTTGGCGAGTGGCAGAAGCTCCTTCTGCGTCGCCGTGAGTCCCTTGGTACTCTTTGCTGCCGCGGTTAGGGACTTGTTCAACGCCGCCGCGCCGAGTGCCATGCCACCGAACAAGGCGAGTGGGCCCAGTGCCAGGATGCCCGCGAGTGGGGCTGCCACCCCGCTGGCTGCGAGAGTGATGAGGCGGATCTTGCTGGCGAGGCCAGATGCCTGACTGCCGGCACTGCTCATGCTGCTGCCAGCGTTGTTGGCAGCCTTGCCGGTGTTGTTCAGGTTGCCTGAGAGTGCCTTGGAGGCGTCAGAGAGAGCAGTGCTCTCCGCGGCTGTCTTCGCGAAGGACTCATCGATCTTGGCACTCGCGGCGGTGATCTGCGCACTGGCGCGGTCCATGGTGGCCGCGAGTGCCTTGACCTTCGCGTCCAGGAGGTCTAGTGACGCGCTGGCCTTGTCTCTCGCCTCCATCACGATCAACAGGGTGGCCTGCTGAGCTGACACGCTCTACCCTCCTGACTGTGACTTCTTGCGGTCCATGTCTTCTTTGCTCAAGAGGAGCTCAATGTACGTCGTGTATTCCTGTACCTTCTTCCACGGCATCTGCAGCAGGTCCTCGGGCCTGAGTCCCAGTCGCGCCCAGAACTGGACCTCCATGGCAAAGTCACTGAGGCTGCCTGGTCCAGTGCCACCGTAGAAGATCGCTGAGTTAGCCTTGGTCAGGAAATTTCTTCTCTTCCTCTGGCTTCATCGGTGAGTTGAGAGCGTCCACTCGAGCGTAGACCAGGGCGAAGTCAGGGCCAGAGAGCTCACCCACGTTTTCCAGGGTGATCGGGAGGACCTGTCCACGGTCATCATCCAGGTTCCACGTGATGATGGATCCCAGGACCATGAGGTCCCGGTACTCACTGATGTCTGGGGCCATGGACACGTCCGCGTCTTGTTCTGTCTCACCCTGCTTGACAGAGGCTCGGGTGAGGGCACCTTCTGCCTTGCCCAGGGCGCCGCGGGACAGGCACGTCTTGATCTGCACCCAGTAGTCAGGGTGGGTGAGCTGGATCTTCTCAACGTCCGCGTAGGTGGACTTGTACCCCATCTGCGACTCCTGTGGTCTAGTAGGCGGTGGAGATGGCGTTGAGCAACACACCCTGCACGGTGTAGCCGCTGCTCAGTGACTTGGTGGCCTCAAAGGAAAGGTTGGACATGATGACGTCTGTCATCTTGACGTCTGGGCTCACCTTGTTGAGCACGACTTGGGGGCACGTGAGGGTGAGACTCGCGCCAGTGCCACCTGGGTGGGTGAGGGAGAGCACGAGTGAGCCCAGGGTGCCGTTGACCATATTGGTGAAGTCACCGTAGGTGGCGTCGTTGAGTGATGACCACACCACCGTGATGGTGCCGCTCACGTGCAGAGTGACCGGGGTGATGAAGGAGGGCCCGTGGTTGCCTGAGAACGTGTAGGTGGTCTTGAGGCCGTTATCGATGGTGATAGACGCGGAACTGACCTCAGCGCGGGCATTTGAGAAGAGGGTGAGGGCGCCCTCAGCAAACACGAACGGTGACTCATTGGTAACTGAGACCGCGGTGGGGCTGGTGAGGATGGCAGCGGCGCGGCCAGTGGCGTCATAGGTGACAGTCGCGGCCTCGTTGGTGGCGGGGACGTTGAGCGTCATCTTGCCGACGCGGCACCCAGCGTATTGGATGGACTGGTAGCTGCCGAGGTTTCTCTCAATGGTCAGTGACGGCAGGGTGTTGGCTTGTGAGATGGTGTGGGTCCAGGGGTTAGAGGACCCGGTGACCACGTCGGTGCCGATGGAGGCTGCCATGAGCGTGGCCGCGTTGGTGGGGAAGAACGGACCAGAGACCGCGCCAGTGTAGACAGCCTGGCCGTAGAGGTTGAACACGTGAAGATCACGCGTGGCCATCATGAGCTCAGGGGAGAACCAACCTGGGTCCACCTCCATGGTGTTGCTGAGCATGGGGAGGAAGGTGGTGGCTGTGACTGGGGTGCCGAAGACGATTTCCTTGGCCACACCGGTGGCGCTGAGTGAGCCGTCGCGCTCGATGATCGTGGGGTATGGCATATGCTCCTATCGAGTGTCGACGGTCAACTGGTGACTGGTGTCGCGGCAGGCTCTGGTGGTGGCGTGGGAGCGACAATCGCGGGGACTACTGGTGGACTGGCCTCCACGACGTCTGCTCGCCGAGTGTACCGCTCAGCCTCGTCAGCGGAGACAGTGAAGGTTCCACCGGGTTCCACGTCACCGACGTCCAGGAACGTGGTCGCGATCTCACCCTGGTACCTCAGTGTCACGGGGCTCTCAGCCATCGGTGTCCTCCTAGTTCAACACGTCTTGAATCTTCTCAACCAGGTCAGCGATGACCTGGTCCCTGAACTCATCGAGGACCCGCCCTGGGAAGTCATTGGGCGCGGTACCAGGGTGGTGGACGTGCTTCGCGAAGTGCACCCCGCCTGGGCCAGTCCACCGCAGGGCCCGGGCAGAGGTGGCCCAGATCTCGTGTGGCCTGGTACCGTCGATGACATATGGCGCGTAGGAGGTGTGAGCGGTGAACTCCAAGCGCACCGTGTCCCCAGGGAAGGTGCGAGTGTAGCGCTCTGAGCCGCGCAGTGTGCCAGTGCGCACCGGTGTCTCTGCCTTCAACGCGTCTCGGATCACGTGGCCGGTCTCATCAGACCAGGCCTGCACGGCCTTGTGAAGCTTGTAGGCGAGTTCAGTGGGTGGGTTGTTGCTCGCCCAACCACCGTGGATACTGACACTCATCCCTGCACCAACTCCAGGACCTCGACACTGATGGACGCGCTGTACCAGACCATGCGAAGCGTGGCCGGGGTGCGCTCCGGTGGGTAGTCCAGGGTCCACCGCTCACCGATCCGGTCAATCTGAGTGAGACCGGTTCTCAGGGTCACTGGTGCGCTCACGTCTTGCGGGACCCCGTCCTTGTCAATGAACACGGGCATCTTGGTGGTGCGCAGTACTGACACGATCGCGTCCAAGATGTCCGGGAACTCATCGTCGATGGTCGGGTTCTCGTCCGCGTTGGTGAGGTACACAACCCAGATGTCGATCATCCAGGGCCAGGACTGGAACCCGGCCCCACGTGGCATGGTTTGCCGGGTGACGTTGAGGTGGCTGCCCCAGACGTAGGCGATGGGCCCGTCTGCGCTCTCGATGGCTGGTGGGGTGACGTGCACCGTGAGTGGGAGGTTCTGCCCGGGGACAGAGATCCCATCCAAGAGGTTCTTCACGTATTTTTGCACGCTCTTGAGCGGCATCAGATGACCCGACGGTAGGGCTTGAGGATGTTCTCATACTCTTGCTCCAGGGCGATGATGCCCATGCCACCCGTGGTCTGGGTACCGGGGAGGTTCTGGATGCTCACCGTGGTGATGCCGGCCTCCAGTGCCTGCACCGTGGTGGCGAGGATGGTGGCCCACATGATGTCCTGGGGCAGTGAGGATACCACGGTCCCTGCCACGTGGTCATACGCCGTGGCCGCGGCCAGGGTGAGAGTACCGGGACCGGCTGGGGTGGTGCCACCGTAGGGAAGAGCGTAGGGGGTGTTCGCGGTGACAGCGAGTACCAGGATGTCCTCTGTCTGGGAGCCGTCGTAGATGGTGGCTGTCGCGCCGGTGAAGGCAGTGACGTCATCCACGAGCAGGGTGGCACTTGGTGGGGCCACTGGTGAGGTGAGTGAGCTGTGTGGCCAGCCGTTCACGTAGGTCGTGGACGTGGTGAAGCCTTGGCGACCGTTGACCCAGCTCACGTAGCCTGAGGCGATGAGGACTGACTGCCCACCGTCACCGGCAGCAGTGGGCGCGGTGGTGTTGTACACGCCGATGGGTGGTCGTTCCACCTCATACATGCCACTGGGGATCAGTTGCCACTGGCGAGGGAAGCTGTTGGCTGAGACCGCGACCTGCAGGACCTCGGTGATGGGCCAGCGGCTGAGCATGAGTCGCCCGTTGCCGGTGGCTTGCTCAATGGTGAGTCGGAAGTCTGGGCCGTTGAGCCGCTCCGTGTCGGCGGTGGCCTTGAGTACCTGGTTGCAGTACGCGTTCACGATCCCCGTGGCCCGAACACACATGTTCATCTGCTCAGCAGTCTGCTCTGCTGACGTGGCCTTGGGAAAGGGGATGATGGACCAGCTGATGCCGGTGGGGGCGTTCACGATCATGGAGGGGGTGACGTATGGTGTTGACATCAGATCAGTCTGTCCCTCTCACTGGTCTCGTTGACGCGTCGCTTCTGGCACCTGGCACACGTCATCTGCTCACCGTCCCACGCGGCGTGTCGGGCACAGTACGGCTTGGTGCACACTGGGCAGTCACCGATTGGTGGCTGCCCGCGGCGGGCACACAAGCCGCACCGATTTCGCTGCATGGATTACTGGGTGCCCTGGAGGAGCTCGAGCTGCTCTGCCTTGGACCGGGCTGTCCGGACACCGCGGGTCCGGGCGATCTCACGGAGCTGCGTGAGACTGAGCGCGTCCAGGTCAGTATTGTCCACAACCTCTGTGGACACCTCGTCACTCAGTGGCTCAGGTGCCTCCACCCAGGTGGCTGGGACCAAGAGGTCCTGGGTCGCGACAGTGGTGTCCATGGTGAAGGTCTGAGTGAGCTCACCGAACATGGGGCTGCCGCACTCACCGCAGAACTTGGTGCCGACCAGGGATTGGTGCCCACTGGGGCAGGTGGCAGTCTGCAACTGAGGGGTCTGGCCACCCTGGCCGGTGAGGAGCAGGGCGAGTTGAGCGAGGACACCGGGGAGGTCACCCAACGCGGAGAGCTTCTCCAGTGCCTGCGCGGTGCCAGTGGCAGCGTCACGCTGGCCGCGCTTCTCCTGGTCCTCACGAATGATCTGCTCGTCGTGAGTCTCTGGGATCTCAGAGATCGTGGCTGACCAGTGGGGGCTGTCACGAAGCTCGAGTTCACACTGGGGGCAGTCCAGCACCCACAGCTTGTCAGGTGCGCCGTTCTCGTAGGGTCGATCATGGCGCTCGCCACAACCTCCGTGAGAGCGGGGGACGGCTGCACTGAGCAGGTCCGCCCGGGCATAGAGGGTCACTCATCCTCCTGTGGTGTTGGGTCTGTCGGCACTGATCGCGCCGAACGTCGTGAGGTGTGCTGCACGTGGTTGATCGTCTTGAGGCGCCACAGCGTGGCGGCTGCCACGAGGAAGATCGACGCGGCAGTGTACCAGGTGAAGAAGACCGTGTGGCCGTTGACGCGAAAGACGAGTCTGATCACACTGGGCAGCAGGGTGGTGAGAAGAGCGGCATCCAGTGAGATCAGGGCCCGGCCCACGGGGTAGTGCCACCAGGGGGCGAGCCACGTGTATCCCAGGATGAAGATGATACTGCACAGGAACGCGGTGATGATGGCTGAGTCTGCCACGTCAACCGCGACCACGAGACTGGAGCTCATGACCGGTACCCGTGTTGAAGCATCTCAGTCACGCTCTCACTGAAGTGGTTGCGCTGTCGCTTGGCGTGCAACTTCTCCGCGTCTGCGGTGATCTGGTCACCCAACCGACTCACCTCCACTTGTCGCCGCTTCCCCTCTTCCAGTGCCCGCTTGCCCTCTGCCATTTTCTCGCCGTGTGATAGATCATCTTTATCGGCTGGCAGCTCAGGGAAGAAGCGGAACCAGATCCTACGCCACGTGGGTGGCATCAGAACCACCTCCGGTGCCAACTGGTGCACTGGGGCTGTTAGACGGGGTGGGGATGGCCTCAAGGACGCGGTTGGTGGTGCGGCCGATCTCCAGTGACTGGTAGAGCTGCGTGATAAGAGCGTCATTTGACTTCTTGACCACGTCGTGAGCGTCTCGCCAGACCCGGATCTGCTCATCTTTCTCCACCATCCGCTGGTCGTAGACTCGGACGATGCGGTCAACGAGGGCTCGAGTGAGAAGCTTGCCCGTGAAGATCAGGTAGGTGCCAGCGACGAGTACGCCACCAGCGGTGGCGTTGGCGGCGAACGTGAACGTGATGGGCACGGTCACGTCTGTCGCCTAGGACTCGATGGTGTTCTCACCGCACCGGGGACACGTGTCATTCCAGGCGTTCCAGAGACGACGACATGACACGCAGCGCTTGCCGCGCTTGGTGCCGAAGGAGAGGCCACCCCTGGCACTGATGAGACCCTGGTCCGCGTACTGTGACTGGTTCACGGCACCGGCGTGCCGGTCACTGATCACCACGGCACCGCCTGGCTTGTCTGCCTTGTACTTGGTGCCGTCCTTGCAGTCAAACCCTGAGCAACCAGGGGGAAGGTTCACGCGTTGACTCATCAGCGACTCCTAGCTGGCAGTGGAGATGAGG